AAATAACTTCACTTTATTAGGATTAGGTAATGACAAGGAATAAGTGTTTGCATTTAATTCAGTAAATACAGATGCAAATTTAGCTGCATCAACTGTTAAAGCAATAGGCGTAGCTATGCTTGAAACATCAGAATCTACTATGAAAATGTTGTCTGAAACAGATAATTTATCTCTTACAAAAGTCTTTGTTATTTCCTTTATGTTTGTAGTATATCCGCTGTTCACTATGGAAGAACAATACTTCATAAGATTAGCAATTAAAGAATAAAAATCGAAAGTCTCACTTTTTATTATGCTTTCCTTTGTAAAACCTACAGAGCCGATAACTGTGCTATTTGCAATAGTAGTATCTTCATTAAGCACTTCTTTTAATGCTATTATAAAAGCCTTTTTATAACTATCAGGCATTATAAGTTGAGATAGTTCTTTTCTATAAAAAGCAACTATTGTGTCAGTATTAGTCAGAACAAAAAAATCCTTTTCTGATTGAGGAATATCATCTCTACCATCTTTTCTAGCTCCAACAGAACCGCCATCAGGCTCACATTTGTAGGTTTCTTGAGGCGTGACTAAAGAAAAATACAGCCAATTCTGGTTTTTTTGTTTATTCTTAATTTGACATAATAAAGTAAATAAAGTTCCAAAACATAATTTTTTCATACACTCCCCCTAGATTCATTAATATTTAATTTCAAGAATATCACCAATATTACAATTTAAGGCTTTACAAATACGTCCAAGAACCTCAAGACTTACAGGCTGCTCTTTACCCATTTTTGCCATAGTAGATGAAGTAATAGAGGCCTCAGCCATGAGGTCTTTTTTTATCATTTTTTTGTCGATTAAAATCTTCCATAATTTATCGTAGCAATATTTCATGAATTATCTCCTTTTCATATCAAACTTAATTACCTTAATTATATCATATATTTTTATTTACATATATAAAAAATGAAGAAAAGAAAAGAAAAACTTTACAAAAGCGAAGTTTAAGAAAAAACCAATTTCAGACCAAGACAGACCAATTTTAGACCAATGAATTAAAAAAACTTAACATTTATAATATAACCAGATGACAGGTTAGCTCCCTTGATTTAGGTAAAATCTGCTCATATAGAAGTTGCTAGTTATATGGGATTACACAACAGATTAACCGACATAATTTAATAACGCAGAACCACCAATTGTGTATGGTTGGCAATGCAAATGAAATGGAAATTCACTTCCGTTACTTTTGCCACGCCTGAAATTAACTGCAAAAAAGTGAACCTCCATTTCAATGACTAAAAAATTGATAGGGAGGTTATTTTTTATGTCAAAAATTTACAATGGGGAAAAATATTACGTTTTAGAAGAACTAAAAAAACTAATTGAAAAAGGCTTATACGATGAATTTGGTAATAAGCTAACAAATTGGGTCTCCTTCCCAGAAAGAAGCAAGAGATATGTTTATGTTCCTTGCACTGAGGAGTATTTTCATTGGGATCGAAACGAAAAACGAAATGATGAGCGAAGAGAAATTGCTGCTAAAAAACGATGTCCAATCTCTATCGACCAAATGTATGAAGATCATGATTTTGAATATGCTGATAATTCTTACTACGAAAACCAAGAAAGAGAAAGAGCACAAGAAGTAAGTGATTTAATTTGGTCCTTAGTTGCTGAGTTCGATCCGATAGATCAAGAAATCATCAGACTTTATAACGAAGGCCATACTGATTCTTATATTAGTCAACAAGTAAATATGCCAAGAAGCACAATTCAATGGCGAAAACGAATGGTAATTGAACTTTTAAAAGAAAAAATGAACAAAATTCGCTAAATCTTGGCAAAACGATAAACGACTTGCCATTAACCATTGAAGGGAAAGAAAACTCTTCAGGAAGAAGGAGGTTTAGAAATGGAAAAAGAATCTAAAGCCGATAAACCTGGTATCACCAATAAGGATTTAGTAGAGTCCCTACTTCTTATTAGTGAAGCCAGTAAAACATTGGCACTAGAAATTATGTTGCTTCCAAAAAATGAGGAAGCAGAAGGGGGTGGTGAGAATGGCACTGAGCCCAACAACTCACAGTAGAAAATATAGTCCCAGCAAAAGTGGTACTTGGTTGAATTGCCCACTTAGCACCCTATTAAATGATGGAAGCAATCAGGAGATAAGTCCTCAAGCAGAGTTTGGAACACAATGTCATGAATTAGGCTCGGCACTAATTAGTAAATCACTAAAGCTTATTGATTATGACAGTGAAATTAAATCAATCGATGATCTTATTAAGGATCTGGACATGTACTCACCTGATATGCAGGAGATTGCAGATGGTTATGCTGACTTTGTTATTAATACTTTTGAATATGAAAAGAACAAATCAGGTGAAGAGCCATTAATCGTAATCGAACAGCAATTAAAGATGGACTTTGATGATGATGCAAAAGGGACACTCGATTGTGGAATTATCTCAACAACAAATGGTGGAACACTTACAGTTATTGACCTAAAGACTGGAAGGATACCGGTGAATACTTTTGATGAAGAGACTGGACTATTTAATAGCCAACTTGGGATATACGCTCTTTACTTTTATAAGGCATACAAAGATTTATATCCAATTAAGAATGTAAGGTTAGTTATTTATCAACCAGTAATCTCAAATACAAATGAATACGAAATGCCGATAGAAGATTTGTTAGTATTTGAAACTATGGTTTTAATTCCTGCTGTTGAAAGAACAAAGGTTGAAAACCCAGAGGCTGTTCCAGGTAAATATTGTGGTTTTTGTTCAGGCAAGGCAGTGTGTGCAAAAAGAGCTGAAGTTAACTTAGAAACAATCCAGCAAATGAATAAAGCAATCAATCTATTAACTGATACCGAAATTGAAGCAATACTACCAAAACTTGATGATGTCATTAAGTATGCAGAGGATTTAAAAGAGTATGCATTAAAGAAAGCGATGAAGGGACATAACTGGTCAAACTTTAAGTTAGTTCATTCACGTGGTTCAAGAAAGATTACAGATGAAGAGGCAGTAATAAAGATTTGTAAAGAAGCAGGAATTGATCCTTTTACTGAGAGCAAATTAGCTGGGATTACTGAACTCACAAAAAGAATAGGCAAAGACAAGATTAACGGTCTAATAGGTCCATATATAAATATGCAGGCTGGTTCGATTGTCTTAGCACCAATAAGCGATCCTCGAGAAGAGGCAATAATTAAAAACGAAGGAGAATAATAAAATGTTAAAAATTATTGAAGGTAAAGAAAAGAGGCCATTAAAAATAGTTATTTATGGTCCAGAAGGAATTGGTAAATCAACATTTGCCAGTAAGTTCCCAGATCCACTATTTATTGATACTGAAGGTGGAACTAGCAATTTAGATGTTAGAAGAATTAAATGCAGCAAGTCTTGGGATGAGTTATTGCTAATTGTTAAAGAAATTATTAAAAACCCTACAATTTGTAAAACGCTTGTATTAGACACTGCAGATTGGTCAGAAACAATGTGTATTAATGCTGTTACTGAAAAGTACCGAAAAAATAACATAGAAGATTTTGGCTATGGCAAAGGGTACACATATTTACTTGATGAATACACAAGATTATTAAGTTTATTTGATGAGCTGATTGAAGTAGGAATAAACGTTGTTATTACAGCTCATGCAAAGCCTCGTAAGTTTGAACTACCAGAAGAGCAAGGTGCATTTGACCGTTATGAGATGAAACTAACAAGGCAAGTAGCACCAGTTATTAAAGAATGGTGTGACGCATTATTCTTTGTTAATTACAAGATTTATGTAGTTACAACAGAAAATAATACCAAGAAAGCTCAAGGTGGAAAGCGAGTCTTATACACAACTCATAATCCAACCTATGATGCTAAAAACAGATTTGATTTGCCTGAGGAGTTAGAGCTCAAATTCGAGGCAATTGCACACCTTTTTGAAGGTCAAGAGAAACAAAAGAAAGAAGTAGTTGATCCAGAAAACATTAGTGGCATGAGTGCAGTGATCGAAAGACTAAACAAGATGATCGGCGATGCACAAGTGTCAGAAGCTGACTTACAGAAGGTAGTAGCAAGTAAAGGTCATTACAAAGAAGATGAACCTATCACTAATTATTCAGATGAATTTATCACAAGATGGATCATTCCAAATTGGGAAAAGATCGTAAAAACAATCAAAAATAAAAAAGGAGAACAATAAAAATGATTGAAAACAATAAAGATTTATTAATAGATTGGGACGACACAATCGAAACAGATGGGCAGGAGTTTGTATTACTTCCTGATGGTGAATATAACTTTACAGTCACGAACTTTGAAAGAGGAAGATTCCCTGGTGGGGCAAAGATTCCTGCATGTAATAAAGCAACTATTACTGCCCAAGTAGAAACACCACAAGGAGTGGCAATTGTTAAGTTTGACTTGCTTTTATATCGTACTTTGGAATGGCGTATTTCAGCTTTCTTTAGAAGTATTGGTCAGAAAAAGCATGGTGAAAAATTAACTATGGACTGGAACAAAGTAGTGGGCTCAAGAGGTAGAGCTTACTTTAAACAAAGAAGTTATACAACACAAAGTGGTGACGAAAGAAAAACAAACGATATTGACAAATTTATTGATTATAAAGATGAGTTCTTCTTGGAAGATGATCTTCCATTCTAGGAGGTAAAGGCGATGATTTTAAGACCTTACCAAAATGAGGCAGTTAATGCAATACAAGCAGAATGGTCTCAAGGAAACAAAAAGACTATTTTAGTCCTTCCTACTGGAACTGGAAAAACCGTAGTGTTTTCAAAAGTTGTAGAAGAAGAAACTAAGACTGGAGACAAAGCTTTAATAATAGCACATCGTGGTGAGTTATTAGATCAAGCAGCAGACAAATTAAAAAACGTGAGCGGTTTAGATTCAGCCTTGGAAAAGGCTGAGTCAACAGCCGTTGGCTCTCCAAAAAATGTGACTATTGCATCAGTTCAAACACTATCACAAGAAAAGCGGTTAATGGCTTATACAAGAGATTATTTTAAGACGATAGTTGTGGACGAGGTTCATCATGCAATGAGTGACACATATCAAAGAGTATTAAATTATTTTGATAGTGCAAAAGTTCTAGGAGTTACTGCAACACCAGATAGAGCTGACCAAAAGAATCTAGGAAAGTTCTTTGATTCTAAAGCTTATGAATACTCAATGCATCAAGCAATTAAAGATGGTTATTTAAGTCCAATTAAAGCACAGATGATTCCGCTTGAATTAGATATTCATGAAGTAGGAATGTCAAATGGTGACTATGCTGTAGGACAAATTGGTACAGCATTAGATCCATATTTAAATCAAATTGCACTTGAGATGCTCAAGTATGCAAAAGGTAGAAAAACAGTAGTGTTCCTACCTCTTATTAAAACCTCACAAAAGTTCTGTGAATTATTAAATCTACATGGGTTAAAAGCAGCTGAAGTAAATGGTGAAAGTAAAGACAGAGATGAAATATTAGCTGATTTTGAAGCAGGTGAGTACGATGTTTTATGTAACTCAATGTTGCTTACTGAAGGATGGGACTGTCCTAGTGTTGAT